ATGTTTGAGCGAGAGGGTCAGAACCACGGCGTCTTCTTGGAATTTGACGCTGAGTTATTTCAACATCAATTTCGGCATTTCTTGTTGAAACCGCCATACCAGTTTTAGTAGCCGAGAAGTTAAAACCGCTATATACTTTTGATGAATACGAAGAGGCAGATTCTTTGCTCGAGTACAATGGTACATCCATTACCTCAAGTGTTCTATCGCCGACAAAGAATGTTTCAGCGGGAATTCTAAAAATTGCGATAAGGCGTCCTTCGGCATCAGATGTAATTACATTAGACGCACTAAACTCTGAAGATCTAATGATATCTGAACCATTCAACGTAGCAGCTGCTACGTGTGCATTAACGTCTTTTCCATCAAAGAAGAAGTAGAAGCGAGTCTGTGGACGAAGACCAGTAATGAAAACCTTAACATTCTTTGAACGAAGGTATGGCTTAAACTGAACGTCTGTTACAAAGTCACCTAGGTCTTGTGTCGTAGTAAGACCTTCGGTCACTGTTAATGTAGTTGTTGTTTCAATATTACCAGATAGTGGAAATAATCGTCGCCACCATGAGGTGAACATCGTTGTAGGCACAGTATTAACTTCAACACGTTGAAGTGGGACCACCTGTGATAGAGCTTCGGTGAACTCCATGAAAGGCGTAGCTAAATCAATATCGATATTGATGTCTGGTGCAATAGTATAATCCGGCGCGCTGTCGTTAGATGGATCTAACTGCATCACACCATTATACTTGTAGTAACTGGTTGTACAACTTTTGGTGTCAGTTGCGTATGGCTGTTCAATAACCAAGGTGTCGGTCTTAGTTAGGGTTGCAACCTTTCCATAATCAAGAATATTCGACGTTGAAGAAACCTTTAAGCCAATTGGATAAGCTCTAAAGCGTGGATGAATCTCATTGAATGTTGGATCTATTGCAGCAGTATAACCCGATGATTGGAGATCTGCAGTCATAAGATTTTCAAAGTTATCAACAAGGATACCATTTTTAAATTTATCTAGGCCGGTGATCGAATCAGTGATGATAAGATCAGTTGCAGACTTTTCAAGAAGATTTAAACTCGTGTAGTATTCAATGTTTTTAAGGCGTTTATCAATCGCGCCAACGTCTCTCATAGTATAGCGACGATTATCTGCGCGTGTAATACTTACTCCATAACTCGGCTTCTTTGCTCTATTTGCAATAGCCGATGGTAATGAAGGAAATGGTGGAATGTTTAATGTCGCAAGTAACATTGATTTTGATGGAGTAAACGGCGCGAATGGTACATCCGAAGCAACACCGGAAATTACCTGAACATCACCGCGATCGTTTGCTACAACGATGTCTTTTCTTCCAAGGTAATAGTCATAAGTAGTTTCAATAGGTCCATTAGGAACCGCGAATGAAACATCTGCAAAGGTGATTGTGCTAGCTGGATTCGTTGTAGCTGAACCAATCGTAGTAGCATATGTTGCAGTCGGCGTGGCATATGGGCGGATGTCGATTACATCACGCATGTAATATTCAGTACCACTTTCACTTGAGTACACCGGAATATTTTCTGTTCTGATCTTATCTACTGGAAGAACAGTTGATGCATCATCGACAGGATAACTATCAACGGTAAAGAACGCGTTAATTCCTGCCGACTTTCTAAAAGCTTTTACTTTTACAAGAAGTCCACTTGCTGCGGTTAGTGTTAAACCTGGCTTAAGTTTAAGACGAGCTAGACCATAGTAGTTATCAGTCTGACCAGTGTCAAGAACAAAGAAGTCTGTTACGTTCGTATTAGTCTCTGCAAAGTTAGTGGTGTTACCTTGCCACACACCTTCAATACTGTAAACATCTGGTAGGCCAAGTGACCATGGACCAGTCGTAGTAGTGTTAGCAACAATCTTAATATAAGAAGTCTCGATTGATTTGCGTGTGATGTTAGCATTGCTTACTGCACGCTTCACTTTAAAGTTGATTGTCGTTGCAAGTGTTACACCTGGAGCAGGAATGGTGATAGATAATTGTTGCGCACTGGTTACAGTTGCTGCTGTTGGTGTAATGATTTGGTTATTCGAAAATGGTCCCGCAGCAGCCCTTGATACAACGATTAAGTCTTGTAATTGAGTTGAATTGAGGGATGAACCCACGGTATAAGGGAAAGTCTCAGCTGCATCGGCAAGACTCAGCGTGATAGTACCGCCTGAGGTAGAAGACACGTTATCAGTCTTTTGGAAGACATAATCTGTATTATTCGATGCTGAGACTGACTTAACAAACGATCTACCAAGAGGGAAGATAACATTTTTAAACGAAAAGTCGTTGATGGTCGGTGCACCATTTGTTAGTACAAGTGTAGCACTCGTATTTGCGTCGGCGCCAATAAGACTTCTAACGTTCTCAAACGCTTGGCCACTATTCATTGCTACATCGAATATGTACATGTTGTACAGTGATCCGGTTTTCGCAATATGACGAATTCTTGCACTACCAATCGCTCCTGAAGCAGAGTTTGCAAGAGTAATTGATCCCATAGTTGAAATTGGGAATGAACCAGTTACAGTGTTCGCGACTACAAAGTGTCCGTAGTTTGCGATTACATCTTGGTTATAAACAGTGTTTGAAGTCAATGCTTCTGGTGTTTCAATATAGATGTCATTGATAAGCTCAATGCGTCTACCCTGAACATATGCAATGCCTGAGCCTACGACAACCGCTAGGTTAGATGTATTTGCCTCTGATTGCTCGACACGAATTGGGAAGTCTTGAACTGTATAGTCACCAGATTCTTCAGATGTTCTTTGCTGAACAAGTGACTCAACTGAATTGAACTGAGTGCTAAGTCTACGACGAACAACCTTACCATTCACATATTCTTGTAGTGCAAAGAATGTTTCATCTGACTTTGCAAGTGTAGTGGTTGTTACAGTCAGCGTAGGTGTTAGCTTAAGGCGATCTGCACCAGGCGCGTTGAAGTTATTAAATCCTGCTGCGTTATCAAGAAGTGATTCATCTTCATCACTTGTGACAAAAGATTCTTGTGTAACGAATCCGACAACGACACCATTCGGAGTTGGACTGTATTTAGAGACTATCGTAAGTGCATCTTCAAATCTTACGAAGTGACCTTTCTGAAAGATGATACCATTACCGCAACGTACGCCATATCCTTCACCAACAGGATTGGCAAATCCATTTGCACCTGCGACTGTTACGCGATGGTAGTCTTGATAGATACCGTTTGAATCTTTTTGCTTAAGTTGAATCTGCTCTGTAGCACTGAATGTATTGATGTTTTCATTATTGGCGTTCAACTTATTATTGATGTAACGAACATATATGGTGTTCAAATCAATAAGTTGTGATTCAAGACCTGTTTCTGCTGCAATAACAATTGCTTCAATGCCGGTCGATAACCCAACCGCTTTCATTCCAACGTAGGTATTCACATCGGTTGAAACAATTGCTGATGCGGTATCAATTGCGTCATCAAGTAATTTTACATAAGGGAGATTAGGTTCTTCAACAAAGTTACCACCTTTAACGATAGTACCTTCTTTCAAGACGTTTTCACCAAATCTTTCAACTTGATTCTGAAGAATTGCTTGAAGTTGGTTAAGTTCACGCGCTTGCACTGCCGTAGCAGGCTTGAACATTACTCGATGGAAGTTTTTGTCTTCGTTGTAATCATCGAAGTACGGTTCATTAGAAAGGTCTGTAATAAGAGCCATTGCTACCCTCTATTAGTATTCAATAACGATCTTGATCGTCTCGGATTGTGTGCTACTTCTATTTATAGGCAAATCAAGATCTTCGATATACAACACTTGACCGGTTCCACTAATTCTATTTGGCTTAGTAACACTATTTAACTGGCCAACTGTTCCACTCGAATTACCGACAATGTTCTTAGTCAAGTCAAGAGAAAAATCACCTCTCAAACCTGTGAAGTAAACATTCGCGCCGGAAACCTGATGAACAATCGCAGTGTAATTCGTGTTCGCTTGCGTTACTGTTTCACCGATCGTAAAGGTTGTTCCGAACAGAATAGACGTATTTGCAAGCAATCTATCATCAAACGAAGAGATATTCGATGTGTTTGAGAAACTTGGATTTGCGAGAAGAGCGATCTTATTGTATTCGTTTGTAATAGGATGTTCTGTTCTAAAGAACGTTTCAGAAATACACACCACATGTGCGTTTACATCTTGATAAGCGTTTGATCCATGACCGCCACGTGGTGGAATGATTGCTCTGAGGACAGCGGGGTTCGGTGAAATAATTTGAGATGTTGCTAGGTTTACCATACCAGATGTACCAACAACCGATACATCCGCGAATGTATAACCAGATCCTCTGTTGATCATCTCAACGGCGCGTAAACCATTTGTGGCGCTATTGATGTGGCATATCGCCTGAGCACCAGTTCCATCACCTGATATGATAACTGATGGGGCGATCTCATATTGAGAAGCGGTCGTAAGAGTTGTAGTGAAAGGCGCATCTACTGTTGCGACGCGATCATTTCCGATGATATCATATGATACAATTCTTCGTAGCTGTCCAGCTCCTGTTCCACTACGAATGTAAATCGATGATCCGTTGTAGAAACCACTCTTACCAGATAGAGCACTTACAGTATCTTTTTGAACTGTTAGGATCGTTGCTGATGCTGTACCTTGTATAACCGCTGCGGATGTTGCGCCGGTTATTTCTGATTGAATAAGAGAAGCATCATTTGACACCAATAGTTTAAGTTCATTCGCGACAAATGAGTAGATTGTACCAGTGATGGTTTTGTTTCCAGACACTGCGTTAATCTGAACGTTAGCACTTGCACCTACGATAAAGGTGTTTGCAGTAGTCAATGTTGCATTAAAAGTAAACATCGCCTGAGTCGCACTCGATTCCAACGCAACCTTACTCGAGTCACCTGCGTAGTTTGCTAGTTTCACGTTACCGAGCGCATAGCTTTGGTAATTACCGCCGGTGTCTTCGATTAGGATTACATCAATTGAACCATTAACTGCATTAGCACTGACGTTAGCGTTTGGCCTAACTGGTACATATGTCGAGTTACCAAACTTGATTACGTCTTCTTCAGATACGTTACAGATAAACTTCCAAACATATCCATCAGCGGTACGATAGTATTCGTCGTCGGCTGCAACTTTTGTAACGGTTGGTTTGTCTGAAACCGGAGTTACGATATATGTATTACCTGTATGAACTCTACCGTTGAACAAGCACTTAAAGATGCTCTTACTATTTGCGAAGTCATCTACAACTACGTAAGTGTTCTTGTTCTCAATATCTGCGACTTTATCATCATACATGTCATAGGTGTTTCCTTCCACCCATGGTACGTTCCTTGTCACAATGACTACATCATTCTCAGTAATCTTTTTACCAAAGACCATATTGCGGTCGATGTCATATTGAGTGTCACAAACATCATTTACAGTGTTTGCAATTGGTCCTAGGACGTCATCCGAGTACGCTGCAACCACGTAGTAATTATTCGTGTTTGAAGTCAATTGTGCGTAGCTACGAACAGCCACGTTGGTCTTAAAACTCGGAGTAAGTAGCTTCATTTCTTAACCTTAAATGATTGAGTACATTCTGAAGAAGTCGTCGATTTCTTCTGCAGTTTTACCTTGTGCAGTTGCTAGACTTGAGACAAGCGGATCTGATCTTAATACTTCTGATGGTCTTGTTGCTCTTGCCTTTGCAATAAATTGTTGGCTTGTTGGTAAGCTATTTATGACCGTGACAACCGCACTTGGAAGAGTACCAACCAGCCATGCTTCACCTTCTGCCTGCGTGATCCATTCTTCAGCTACTAATCCGATGATCAATTGTGCGAAGGTGATGCTTGGCGGAACCGGTTCAACGACTGGATCTGCCGGAAGAATGTCTTCCCCATCCGGCACAGCAGACGCAAGCATTGACATTCTCGAGACGCCATCTTCATCGAAGACCGCAACAACAGTATCACTAATGTATTTGTAAGTTTTCATAGTTCAGCACTCCATGCGAGATAAGCACCTGCAGCATTAGATCCTAATATTGATCCTTGACCAGCAACAAGGGTTGCGCCAGTAGTTCCGCTGATCTGTGCGTTGAGTTCTGTTGCAGTTACAAACACTGGAACAGCGGTACACGCAGTAGTTGTAGCGGCGTTAAACACTAGATAGTTCCCTGCAACACCAGTTTGTTCAAGCGCCGTTGGGGCGGCCCTCATTCTGGCTGGGAATTGGATCATATTGCGAGTTGTGGTAGTTGCAGTATTATATCCAGGTGCGAACACATGGTTCGCTGCAGGTGTAGTAACTCTGTAGTAGTATCGATAGCACTTATCAATTTCAGATTGTAGATCTTTTTGACGATACATCAACGCATCGTTCGCGGTGTACACGCCTTCGCGTATATGAATACCCCATAGATCGACATCAGTCGTTTGAAGACCGAGAGAGTTAGTACGTGCGTTAAAATCTGTACCTGCAGATGACCAGAAACTTATTTGTAAAAAGTCGTTGTTATTCGTGCCTAGTGTTTTTCCGGTTATAGACGGTACCGTGAAAGTTATAGCAAAAGGAGTCCAAGTTGTACTAAGTGCAAGTGTTTGTCCACTTGAATTGACGTCTGCTGACGGAGTTCCGCCAGTACCAAAATACTGCTCTACGGAAAGTGCTATGTTACCAGCAGTAGCCCGCTTTGCCCATCCAAGAACTGTAATCGTTTGTCCTGCATAAGTACGTACTCCTTCAATGCGCTGTACAGTCGACGCATAATGTGAAGTAAGAGTTTGACCAGTAACGTTCTGTCTTAGGAAGAATGTCGGGTTATTATTACCGAGTACTTCACCTGCAGTAAATGATTGGCGTGACTGTGTAACAGTGCCACCCACGAAGCCATTGACCCAACGGTCAGCCGCTCCATATCCATTAACAGTTGTAGTAGTACCACGCTGCCATACGTCGAATCCACCATTGATGATGTAGTCTTCGGTTTCATCAAGTGGAATACGAGGAATCCATTGTGCACCATCATAACCTTCTTCGCGACTAGTCGTGGTGTTGAATATCACTAGTCCTGGAGGAGGTGACGTAATTGCGTTACGCTGAGTTGTAGTCATACGTGGAGGCAAGAAACCTTTAGTCGTAGACTGTACGTCAAGTATAGCTGCAGTGTTAGCAGTACCACCGATACCTACGTTGCCATTACTACTAATGCGAACACGTTCAAGGTCGTTTGAGCCAAGAATGAGGTCGGTAGATCCGCGGGCAATAAGGCTGGCAGTACTTGCGGCAGAGGTCAGGAATACGTCGCCAGTGGTGACAGCACCGGTGCCGAGAAGGCTAATGGAAGCAGCAGTTGTTCCGTCACCTACCTGTAGTGTTTTACCGAAGATACCTGCAATACTGGAAGTCCCAATGCCAACATTTCCACTAGCATCAAGACGCATACTTTCAACACCACCTTCGGCAAATGCGATAGTGTCTGTCGCTGGAAAGAAGATACCAGTATTTGTATTGCCGATATTTGTGATTGATGGGGTTGCTGCAGCCCCGTCAGCGAATTGTGATACACCTGCGAAGTAGTTGGGCGCAGTACCAGAAGCATAGAAGTTCCAAGTAGTACCACCACCGGTGGAGATGTTGCTTTCTGCTGAAAAGGCGTAGTGAGTTCTTCCAGTAGTTACAGCTGCAGTGTTTAACGACCTGAATCCATAGTTAGTTGTTGC